CTTTTTCTTTTCTGCCGAAACCACGCTGCAGGCTTACTGCTGCCACAGCTCCGCATATCGCTGCACCCACGCCTTCTGCTCTTCCACGTCGTATTGACGCCACGAGCCGCCGTTGTAATGAAGATATGTCTCGTCGAGATGCGGATACAGATGCGCCGACAGCTGCGGCTTCGTCTTGATGATGTCCTCCAGCATTGGCGCGCCAGTGTCGTACCAGTTATTGGGGTTCTTCATGCCGCCCGGCTGGAGACCCCAGCTGCGCTCGGGGTCGTAGTACTTCGCGCCGTTGGCCGTCAGCAGTGGCACATTGATATAGCAGAGCCACGGCAGCAGGCGGTCTTTCTCCTGCCGGCGACCCTTGAACCACTGCGCCTTGCCGGTGGCTGCAAACGACTCGTCCCACAGGAACTCGAAGTTTTTGCGGATGAGCACGTCGCTCTCCACCAGTATGAACCCGTCGGGCAGCAGCTCCCACAACTTCTGCACGCTCATCATGTGCTTCACGCTGCCCCAGTTCGAGCGCTTGGCCATCTCACAGCATTTGTCGGGGTACTTCTGCAGCTCAGCGTCGAAGTCCACCAGCTGGCCCTTGCGGTTGTTCAGCAGCTTGGTGCCTTTCAGCCTCTTCGTGAACGGTCGTTCGTCTGAATTGTCGAAGATATAGACGGGCCAGTCGATGCCTACCTTGCGGATGCTCAGGATGCACGCCTCCGTCAGCTCGGGCGTGTTAAAGTGTACGATTGCGATAGTCTTCATAGTTCCGTTATATTATTTCCGTTGCTGTTATCTGTATGGTATTGCTCTGAAAGTCGCGGTGGAGGCTCTGAATCTGGTACGTCACGCCGTCGTGCTGGAGGCGGCTGTCGCGCGATACCGTAGGCGTCCAGCGCATCCGTATCATCACGGTGTCGTAGGCGTCCAGCGCACCCTCGCGCAGGCTCTTCACGCCCTTGCTCCATGTGAGGTCTGCCCAAACCGTCTCCGCCAGCACGTAGTCGGTGGTGGCTCCGAATTCGGTGGCCACCTGCTTATTCAGAATGCCGACGCGATACTTCAAAAGTCCTGCTGCGTATGCCATAATTCCTCTTTTTGTGTCTGGCGAAAGTGCGCGTCGGTATTACTGCGGAATGGCGAGTTCGCCATTGCCGACGAACGAAAAAGCACCCGTGGCAAGGTTGCCGCGTGTAGCCGTCACTTTGGCCTGCGTGCAGAGTGCCGAGCCGGTGAGCAACAGCGTGTTGCTGCTTCCACGCTCGTAGATGCGCACGGTATACGTCTGACCGATGCGCAGAAGGTCGCGCAGCTTGGTGCCCGTCACTCCATTCGGCATGACGAGCCAAGAGGTGCTGAAGCTCCACCCCTTGCGGCCTGCAATGTGCTGCTTCCACACTCCCGTCAGCGGAGACGTCACCTCGATTGCCTCACACTCCGTCTGTATCTCATTGCTCTTCGTCCCGGCCAGCGGCGTGCTGGTTCCGTCAAGAGAAATAAAAATCTTGTTTCCGTTCATATTTCTACGATTGTAAGTCTGATTTTTTCGTCTGCCCACTCACGCGATATGCTTTGCGGTGCGTAGGTTTTCCCGTTGGTGTGCGTGAACACGGTGGTGGGCTTGATGTTCGTCGTCGTTGGCCGCACTTCCACCTGCATCCGTTCACGGAACTGCCCGTACATGCGTTTGTAGCGGTTAAGCAGGTGTATTTCTGGTATCTGTGTACGTGTGGTTGTGCCGTCAGTGAATTGTATTGTTTTCAGGTATTTGCCGTCAAACGCATACAACTGTCCTTTGCCATTTTTGTTTCTGTCTCCAGACGCAAAGGAAAGACTCACGCTTTCATTCTCCTTGAAATTGTTAGAACCTACACCCTCATAGGTTTGCTCCGATTTGTTAGCAGGGAATAGTATGGTATCTTCATCTGAATATACTCCCACCTTGAGATTATTGAGCATCGTGCCAATATCTCCAGCTGGCACAATCGGATTCATCAATAGGCCAAGCATCATTTTGCCATATACGGAATTTGTCTGCATGTCGATACAATACCCGGAAGCACCAAGGTGGCCGTCAAATTGTTGGCGCGTTGTATATAGTTGGTAATAGAACAGCGATGCCTCGAACACAGTGGGTGTTGTGGTCCATGTGTTTCCGTTCGGGTTGTAGTATTTATCTCCGATACGCAAAAACATTCTAACCTTATAGTCTGTTGAATATTCTGGATTCACAACCGGATCAAGGCTTCTACGCGCACCAGCTGAAATACTAATCATACTTCCTGCAGGTGCAAAAACTGGAAAAGCCGTCTCAAAACTAATCATGCGCTGAGCCATGATGTCAGTAGGCAGGTCTGAAACAAGGTAAAGCCCGATGTCATGGTTGAATGAGAACGTGCGTTTTTCGTAGTCGTCGCGCACAAGCCAAATATCATCCATGAGACAAGTGCTACCTATTGTGCCGGATGAATTCTGTACACGGCGAATAAATATGTCCAAGCCATTCAAGTGTGCAGTCATTGGATTTGACGGCATGTCAAGAATAAACTGGTACCTGTAATAATTGCCAAGTTGTTCTTTACCTGAGCCGTACACAATGTAGTCCAAATCTTGCAGTGGGGGGTCGATGAGCACCTCCTGTTCGTTGACGTTAGCCTTTATTTCTATCTTGTTTCTGCCCATCAAAACGTCGATAGAATGTTCGTTTGACAGGTATTCCAACGATGACAGATTCACCGTTTCGCCGCTCACAGACAATGCTATTGCACGTTCAGACGCTAAAACAGTAAACGTATATACTCTGTATTGCTGCACGTCGTCAGCAGCCATAAAGTAGAGGTTCAGACCACGTGAATAGAGCGTCCATCCAAAGAATCGGCAAATTTCACGTACAATGTCGGTTTTTCTTGCAGATTCATCGTGCCACGTTGTTACATCGCCTTCTGTGGTTGGTGTACCTGTGAAGAAATTCATGTAATTGAGACGTGCATTCATGTCGCCATAGTCTAACACGTTTGCGGGGAACCATACTTGCTGCCAGTCTATACCCGCCGAAGAAAGCACGGCATAAATTGCTTGATGTATGGTGTTGTACGAATTCATCTCCGTGCTTGTCAAGCTCAACTGCTCGCTCTCCAGCATCTCCAACGGACAGATAACGGGGAATTCGTACTCTGTGCCATAATCGAATAGCGTAGTGGTGAACATCTCGGCCTTCATGTAGCCAATCCACTCTATCTCGTCGTCCTCATTCAGCAGCCGCACTTGGTGCTGCGCGTTTGTACTTGGCAGTAGCGTCTTCCAGTCGAAAGCGTTGCCGTCCAAATCTACGCCCGTGTCAATGATGCGGATGTAACCAGACTGCGTACGGATAGGCTCGAAATAGTCCTCACTCGTGCTTTCTGTCGTGCTGAACGGACTGGAAGCACCTTGCAACGGGATGGCGTCGCCCGTGTAGCCGTCCACAAGAATCTGCACGGTGTAATTCTTCCCCGTGATAGACTGAAATTGTATAATGAATTTGGGTGCCCAGCTCATAGGTTGATGTATTCGTTTACGGTTAGTCCGCGCGCTCTCGCTCCGTTGCGAATAGCAATGCGGATGTTTTCACTGCTCACTGTTGCCGTGGTTGTTCCGCCGCTCTGCTGACTGCCACCACCCTGCAAGATGGATGCTATCGTATTGGCTTGCGCAACCGAAAGGATGACTTCGCCGCTGTTAACGTTGGCCGTCAGGTTGTCACCGGTAAACGACCGACCAGGCACGATGCCACCCTCTGCATAGCTGCCAGCTGTTGCCGACTTGATGGCCGCAATGGTGCTTATCATCGTGGCCGTACCAGCAGCGGCACCTGCAATCCAATCCCAAGGCGTGAATGTACCTTTCAGCGAGGCCGCAAAAGTTGCTGCCACCTGTGCAATGGCTTGCGCTATCAGTCCTGCAACCTTTGCCGCTGGGTCCTCGATGCTTCCAAGCGCAGACCCTACGGACTGAATGGCAGACGCAGCAGCGCGCCAATTATGGGCCGCATCGTCTCCTTCTTTTGCAACTTCCTTTGCGGCAGTTTTTACGTTGCCCGTCTTGAAGTCTATTTGTATGGCGTCGAGTCTTGCCGCCTTGCGTGCCTCGTTAATCTTGGCTACGATAGACTCCCAGTCGATATTCTCCACGCCTCCCTCCATAGCTCGCGTCCAGAAGTCTTTGCCAGTATCGTCGGCCACGTCAAACATGGCGGTGCCGAGTCCCTGCGCGAGGCTTTCTTTCACGAGGTTCTGCAGTGTGGTGGCGTCGGCCAACTGTTCAGCAAGGCTCTGATATAATGCGCTGCCAAGGTCAGCCTGCGAGAGCTCCTGCTTCAGCGCATTCACGTAGGCAGACAGACCTGCGTCGGACGTGATGCCAATGCCCACGCCGCGCTCGGGTGCTTTCGTCTCTTTAGTGATGCCTTTTATCTCGTCCTCGATGGCCTTGTATGCGGCAATCTGCTTTTGCAATTCGGCCACCTCTTGCTTGATGGCCTTCCGCCTGTCAGCGTCTGCGGTGTAGGCTTCCTTCGTCAGTTCCGAGATGCGGGCCTGTGCCTTCTGCATCACGTCCAGCTCCGTCTTTGTATTGCCGCCACCGCCACCACTGCCGCCGCCGGTCGGTCTGTTGGCCATAGCATCTGCACGCTCGATGCGTGCATAGATGGCGTCCACGGCGGTCTGTGCGTTCTGCCGGCCGTATATCCGTTGAG